GATGATCGACGCCATAATCCGAGTTATCAGAAAACGTCTGCATCCTGATGATGCTCATTCACATGATGCTCTGAGTCGCATTCAACTGGCAATCAGAGATTCGACGATCCACTTCCCTGGTACCAGAATTGACGGGAAGAGGATCATCAACGGGTTATCTTCTGGATGGAAGTGGACCGCATTGTTTAACACGATTATTAACTTGGCGGAATTCCTGATGTGTGCACGTTTGACTAAGATTAGATATCGGAATTTGTGTGCCTTGGGCGATGACACTCGGGTGTGGACTCAGACTTTTAATGAAGCACAACAGGTTCTAGATTTCTACAAATCATGCAACATCAAGATCAATGAGAAATTGGCCATAATGTCTCGCACGTGTGATGAATTTTTGCGCAAAGTGACAGAAATCATCAAAGGTAAGGGTGTGGTACACGGTTATGCCAATAGGATGTTAGTTTCGACTTGTTACAGAAATCCGAAGTCTAGGGAGCCCAGCGACGTGAACGAGGCCATTGAAACCGCAGTTTCTAATTGGTTCCAACTGTTCAGTCGAATAGGCGACGTTACAATAGTGAAACGTCTGGAGCCCATGATGTATGATGACGTCGACCAGATCCTTAAATCATACAAAGTGGGAGATATTAATCATGCAGTATTGCACACCCCAAGACAAGAAGGTGGGTTCGGTGTAAGTTCTTTGCGTGTAGGAGGCCCTTCTCTGGTGTCAGAATATGAGATCAAGAATCTACATCATGACATGACCTTGCGATCGAAACACATTCTCAGACAATTGATCAAGAGGCATAATCTGGTGGATACGATTTATGAATTAGACAGATCATTTATCGGCTCATTCTCATCTGAAATGTCAAAACGGAAAATCACCGAGTATAAAGTCACATCAGATAACAGTGTTAGAACTATGAGATCATTCAAACGCAAGTTATTCACAGAAAGACGCACCATAGTCAAGCTGCTCGAATTTGGCAGAACTTTGGCCACATTGTTAAATGGTAAACATGCTGTCAAGGCCGAGGACCTTCCGTACCAGAAGGCGTTGATGGTTCCAACCGCTAAAGGCACGATGCAAGCAAGTGGGTTCTTTCAGTCTATATATGATAAAACACCGGATGATCGCAAAGCAGCACTATTCAAAAACGAGGCTGTGTTCAACAAACTGGTCGCTAAACTTGGATTTGGGAGAGCACGCGAGGTGGTGTTCAAGGGTGTCTCATGGTCTGAGTTCAGGTACTGGGAATATGACACAGATTTCTTTAACCTAATAAGTTCACAATTCGTACTATTTTGGTATGAAACCAATCTTTATCGACATTTAAGTCAGAATGCACTTATGTTGTTATTAGAACAAATATTACCACCTCTTATGTCTGAACTCAATTTTGAAGTTCACGCTTAAGTGTACCCGTTGATGTCACACCTTAACTGGTGTCAACTGGCTGGAGACAAACATGACATCCGATTATTTTAAATTTCGAGAGAAACTGTGAGAATGTTAGGAAGCAGAACCGCAACCATCTCGAACAGGTTTAAAGACCTGGCT